CCTCTCAAATTCTGAGAGGATGCTAACAGCAGGTCTCGGTTTGTCGAATTTTGTTCCGACACTCTGGGAACTGGTTCCGTATAGTTTCCTGGTCGATTATTTCACCAACGTTGGTGATATAATCCATGCAGCAAGCCTTTTTACGGGAAATATCCGTTGGATTAACTACACGGTTCGCAACTCAATAAAGTGCGAGCTTAGTGCTTTTAAACCAATTGGTATCTACGCGTTAAAGACTTGGACAGCTAGTGTTTATGGTGTTGGGACTGCTGAAGTCTCAACATTCACTCGAGACACTTACACCGGAACTCTGATTCCTGACTTTGCCGTCAAGATCCCAGCGTTCATGGATCGTAAGTGGCTAAACGTAGGAGCGCTAATAGCGCAGCATAGGTCGACTGTAAAAAGTCTACACTAGCCGTTGCCGTTCTCCCTACATTCTTTTACCCTTTCACTTTTAGGATGCGGCCTTCTCCGCGGAGATAAGACGATGTCTATTACTTTAAGCTCGCCAGTAACTGGTTCGGCACAAACAGGCCTTACCAACCCTACGTATACTCATGTCGTGGATGTAGCACCTGACGCTAACGGCAAGCAATATGCTGTTACGGCCCTGGGTGGAACCCAGGTAGGTGTTGATATCCACTCCATTAGCAAACCCTTTACTGTGACGTTCGTTAGGCCTGCGAATTTTCGCTTGCTTAGCGCCGTCAATCCGGTAACGGGTTCTTTAGCGAATGTGCCACGAAACACGTGGAAGGTTATCACCCGAAAGGGTGCCTGCCCACTTGCCAACCAGCCCGCTGTACCGATTCTGATCCGCACCATTATTGAGGTGCCAGCAGGTGTCGATACTTACGAGCCGGAAGACTTACGTGCAGCACTTTCTATGCACATCGGGTCCTTAACGCAAGTTAGCGCTGGAATAGGCGACTCTTGCATTTCGGGCGTGATGTAAATAGCTAACCGCTAATGGAGAGAATTGGACATGAGTATTCACTCTGAACAGATTGAACTCCTCCTTCAGGAAGACCTTTATGACTACCTGCCCCCAAAAGGAGCATCGTCATATCAAACCATCTCAGCGAAATCCTTCGCCGCCCAAGCACTGCTCTCGAACGTCTTCAAGAAATTTGAAGATAATCCGAGTCTTAATGCAGATGCTAAAGCTCTTGAAGGCTTTCTCACTTCTAATAAGAAGGCTGGTGATGATTTACCGAAACCTGAGACGATGTTAGATGACCATCTACTAGGCGAATTCCATAGCCTAATGGACAGCTTCTTTCACCCACCTCAGTCAGTAGAAAACAAAGAAGGGATGCTCGTGCAATCGATGTCTGACCTCTTCGCAGAGGCCAGCACCGGTCCAGGAGCCTCCCTCCTTGCGAACGGAAACGATTTCTATACGAAGTTGTTTTCGTCGCCGCTTTCTACCACTTCGGAAGATCTTTATCGCGATTATGTCGCACTAGTGTCAAAGATACCTTCGTGGTCCCAGGCGGAAAACACCCGGGCAAGCCACCTTGGCAACTTTACATTAGTTGATGGAAACCGTTTAGGTTTCGCACCAAAGAATGTCGATGTTTCTCGGATAATTGCTACCGAGCCCTCGCTGAACATGTTTTTTCAGCTTGGACTTGGCCGCATCCTTGAACAGCGTCTGAGGCACTTTTGTGGAATAGACCTCAGTACTCAACAAGGAAAAAACCGAGAGTTAGCTCAGTCAGGGTCGGCAGGCAAATTCGCTACTTTGGATTTGTCATCGGCCTCTGACTCTATTTCCTTTTCATTAGCTAAAAGCTCTATCCCTAAGGATATCTTCTGGCTCTTTGAATATCTACGCTCACCGATAATGACTATCGAAAGAGAAGATAAGAAGGAAAAGCTACATTTGAATATCCTCGCTTCAATGGGAAATGGTTTTACCTTTCCCCTTGAGACTGTGATATTCACCTGCATCGTTCTCTCTTGCTTTAAAGTCAGTGGTCTTACACCGCAGTTTCCTAGGCATAATTGACTTGGGAACTTTGGTGTTTTTGGAGACGATATCATCGTGCCTGTCGAACTTGACAAGCAAGTTAAACGTCTACTCCATCTCACCGGCTTTAGAACAAATATAGAGAAGTCCTTTGCAATAGGACCGTTCCGTGAGTCTTGTGGTGCTGACTTTTATAATGGTCAGCCCTGTCGTTCAGTCTATATCCATAGCTTGAAGGACCAAGATTCACGCATTTCTGCCATAAACCGTTTGAACCTCTGGTCTGCCCAGCATGAGATTCCTCTCTGCCGGACAGTTCAGAAGTTATTATCCACTCTTCCTCAGGTCAATTTCGTACCTGAATGGGAGGGGTTTACAAGCGGTATCCATGCGCCACAGTCAATTGCAGCGCCACGTAGAGCTTCCGATGGGACCTTTCTCTATAAGAGTTTGGTTCCCGCGAGGTGTGCTATACGTGTTGAAGATGCTGGAGGAGAAGTTACCTTCAGCATCCCGAATGGACAAAAGAGTAGGATTTTGAACCTTGAAGGGCTCATTATCTCTCTTTTACATGGCAGTCTCTCTAGAGGATCTATCGGAATAAGGCAAATGACTGATAGACACTCTAGATGGTGCAATGCGCGCACCCCTAACTGGACCTCGATCGCTCAATTTAGCGACGCGCCAGATGGGTCAGGAATACGCGTAACGGGCCCGCATCATTGCGATGCGGGGTTGAACCGGGCGGCTTGGACTAGAGCCGTAGCGACTAACATGTTTGGTTAGCCGTTTTGGGGGGGACAGGGTGTCCCAGTGG